ACCAAATCTTCGCCCTGCGATTCACGACCGAAGACGGGTTCACGCCCGTGCCGACGTACAAGACGTTCGCCAATGCCATCGGCCTGGCCCAGGCGTTGGAGACGCACGGCAGCACGTACTTCGGCAACGGAGCCCGGCCGGGCATCGTGCTGGAGTCGGATAACCCGATCCCCATTGAGGCGGCCGAGCGGCTGCGTGAGCAGTGGGAGCGGATGCACCGTGGCGCTGACCGGGCCTTTCGTACGGCCATCCTGCCCAACGGCGTAAAGGCCCACGAGCTTACGGGCAGCAATGAGGCGGCCCAGTTTTTGGAGACAAGGCAGTGGCAATTGCTTGAGATTTGCCGCGCCTTCCGCGTGCCTCCGCACATGATTCAAGATTTGAGCCGCAGCACGTACAGCAACATTGAGGTGCAGGGCACGGAGTTCGTCCAGCACTGCCTGCTGCCGCACCTGAAGCGGTGGGAAGCCGCCATCAGTCGCGACCTGATTGAGGATGACGAGCGGTACTTCGCGGAGCACAGCGTGTCGGGCCTGCTGCGTGGCGACCACGCCAGCCGCTCGGCCTACTACGTCTCGGCGCTGACCAACGGGTGGATGACCGTCAACGAGGTGCGAGAGCTGGAGAACCTCAACCCGATTGGACCCGAGGGCGACCAGCACTTCGTGCCGCTGAACATGACCACGCTCGAGCAGGCTGCGGCCGAGCCTGAGCCAGCGCCGGCCCAAGAGCCACCGATGCCCGAGGAGCCGGTCGTGCCGCCGCCGGCCGACGAGCCAGAAGACACGCCAGACGAGGAGACCGACGATGGAACTTGAGCGACGCTGCCTGGACTTTGACGAGCTTCCCGAGGCCGAGCTGACCATTGAAAAACGGTCAGATGGCCAGGAAGTGATCACCGGCTACGCCGCCGTTTACAACCGGTTCAGCCTGCCGCTGCGGGAAGGTGGCTCGGCGTTTCGTGAAATCATCCGGCCTGGTGCGTTCGACCAGATCCTCAGCCGCCAGCGTGGCAAGCAGGACGTGGTCGCGCTGCTGAACCACGACAGCAACCTGATTCTTGGCCGTACGTCCTCTGGCACGCTCGAGCTGTCAAGCGACGACAAGGGGCTGCGGTACACCGTGACGCCGCCCGATACGCAGGTGGGCCGGGACACTCTCAGCCTCATCCGCCGCCGGGACCTGCGTGGCAGCTCGTTCGCGTTCGCCGTGGACGAGAGCAAGGGAGCCAGCTGGTCCCGAGACGAGCAGGGCACCATTCGTGAAATCCGTGAGGTGAGCCTGTTGGCCGACGTGTCGGTCGTGCTGACCCCGGCCTATCCGGCCAGCAGCGTGGCCGTGGCCCAGCGCAGCTACGAGGCGTGGCTTGCCAGCCAGGAGACAACGAAGGAGCCGGCGGCCCCGCTTGCCGAGCGTTCGGCCCTGCGGGGCGTCGCCCAGGCGTGGGCCGCTCTCCTGCGACTGAAGAACGTATGAGCGAACAACCACGCTGCACGTGCGGTGAACGACTCCGCACCCGGTCCAGCCGTCCCGTTGGGGACGAGCGGCAGCGGTACATGCGCTGCCCGCGGTGCGGGGCGCGTGCGGTGGCGTTTGTCAAAACAACACATTCTGAAGTGCGTTACTGCAAGGCACCCCAGGTGCGTTCCTAGGCTGCACCCAGACGGCAATAACGCCGCTGGAGAAAACGCACATGGAACGGCTGCAAGAACTTCTGGCTGAGGCTGAGCGGCTTGCCAAAGAGATCGAGGCGCTGCTGGCCGAGTCGCAGAGCGAGGTCGAGGCTGAGGGCGAAGAGGCTACGCCGCTCGAGGCTGAGGCACAGGCTTCGCGTCAGCGCAAGCTGAACAAGCTCGTCACCCGTTCCAAGAAGGTTGCCGACGAGATTGAGTCGGCGAAGGCTGCGATGGAGTCCGCCAAGAGCCTGCGTGCGGTCGCTGACCGCTGCAAGCCGGCCCCCGAGGTCGTGCGTGACGATGCGGCCCGCATTGAGCCCGTGTCCTACCGTGGCCGCCTGAAGGCGTTCAGCAACGACGAACAGGGCCGGCGTGACGCCTACTCGTTCGGCAAGTGGCTGCAGGGCTACGTGCACGGCGATGCCGATGCCAAGCGGTGGTGCCACGACCACGGCGTTGAGAGCCGGGCGCTCGGCGAGTCGGTCAACTCGGCCGGCGGTGTGTTCGTCCCCGAGATTGCCAGCGGCCAGGTCGTGCGGCTCGTGGAAGAGTTCTCGGTGTGGCCTGCGGCCATGCAGCTCGTCCAGATGCCCAGCGACACCGTGACGGCCGTGAAGCGGCTCACCGGCGTGACGGCCAACTGGACCGGCGAAAGCTCCGAGATCCTGACCAGCGACCCGTCTGCCACCGACATTCGGCTGGTGGCGAAGAAGCTCACGGTCGGCACCCGCGTCAGCAACGAACTGCTGGCCGATGCGGCGGCGGTTGGTGACTGGGTGATCGCTGAGTTTGCCACGGCCATCGGCGAGAAGCTGGACCAGGCGGCGGTGAACGGTGACGGCACCAACGCCTACGGCGGCGTCTACGGTATCGCCAACAAGATCCTGACGGCGGCTGGCTCGTTCCACAAGCCGGCCTCGGCTCGGGATGCGTTTGACGAGTTCACGGTCAACGACTTCCTCTCGGTCGTGGCCCTGCTTCCGACCTACGTGACGAGCCCCCGCTGGTACATCTCCAGCGCCGGTTTCGCCAACTCGATGCAGCGGCTCGACCTTGGTGCCCTTGGCCGGCCGAGCTTTGAGAACGGCACCGGGTTCAGCTTCCTTGGCTACCCTGTGACGATCACCAACGTCCTTCCGCGGTCGGGCAACCTCGACGAGAAGGTTTCGGTGCTCTTCGGCGACGCCAGCCTGGCCGGCATGTACGGCATCCGGTCGGCCTTCGCCACGAAGATCAGCACCGAGCGGTATGTCGAGCTGGACCAGACCCTTTACATCGGGGTGGCCCGCGCGGACATGGTCTGGCACTCGGTCGGCTCGGCCACTGAGGCCGGCCCGATGGTGGCTCTTGTCGGCAACACCTGATATCTGACCCTCTAGGAGAACCTGAAGACATGAACCACCTCGAGAGCACCAAGACCGTTGCCAGCATCGGCACGGCCGACACGGCGACCGGAGCGACGTTCAGCCACGTCATCGACACGCTGGGTTACGACTACGCCAGCGTGGACGTTGTGCTCGAGGCCAATGCGGCCTCGACCGACGCGATGGCCCGGGCCCTGGTCCTGCAGCAGAGCGACACGGATGTTTCGTCGAACTACGCCAATATCACCTCCTACGTGGGCGGTGGGGCTGGCGGGTTCACGATCCCCACCACGTCGCTGTCGAGTGCCAGCAACGTGGCCCGGTTCAACGTGGACATGCGGGGCAAGCGCCGCTACCTGCGGGTCCAGGCGACTCCCCAGGCGGCCAGCGTGGTCTGCTCGGTCGTGCGACTGGGCAAGGCTGAGGTTGGCCCTGTGGCGGCCTCTGAGGTCGGCGTGGGCGTCGTGGTCAGCGGCTGACGCTTGACACAGTACCGAAAGTGAACGGCTGGCAGGGCACACGCCTTGCCAGCCGTTTCGCTTTTGGAGACTCCATGAAAATCACGGTTGGCAACAGTGAGGTGGACGTTCGCGTCGAGGCGTGCCTGAGCATGCCTAGGCTGTCGTTTACGGCCAACACCTTCGCCTGGGTGCAGGCCCTCATGCCGCTGAACATTCGCCCCACAATGGGCACTGGCGTGTTCTGGGACCAGGTGCATACCAGGGTGTGGGAAGGCTTCATCGACAACTGCGAGTATCTGCTGCTTATCGACTACGACTCCTTCTTCTCCCAGGCCGACATTGAGCACCTTTTCGCCCTGGCACTGACGTTCCAGTGTGACGCCCTGGCCCCGCTGCAGACGAAGCGGGAGGACGGCCGCCCGATGCTCACGCTCAAGGGCAACCTGGACAATCCGCCTGAGCGTGGCAGCACGTCCGTGCCGCGCGAGTGGTTTGGCGCTCCGGTCCAGGAGGTGGACACGGCCCACTTCGGCTGCACGATCCTAAGCACGGCCGCGCTGAAGCGGTGCACGAAGCCGTGGTTTTGGAGCAAGCCAGCCCCTGATGGCACCTGGGGCGACGGCCGGCGGGACCCTGACATCTGGTTCTGGTCCAACTGGCGGGAAAGCGGCAACAAGGTTTTCGTGACGCCACGGGTGACGATTGGCCACGGCGAGTACATGGTGACGTGGCCGGGCAAGGATTTGCAGAAGCCTGTCTTTCAGTGGACTTCGGAATACACCAAGACGATGACGCCGCCAGAAACTGCATGGAGAGCCCCGGAATGAAGAAGATACGTCTAGTGCGTCCGTTCCGGTCGTACAACAAGGGCGCGGTGCTGGACGTACCTGGCGGCCAGGCCCACGAGATGATTCTGGCCGGCTACGCCGTACTGGAGACGCAGCAGGAGCTGCTCGACACCGCGGCCGTCGAGCCCGAGGTAAGGACCGCCGACGCCACGCCGAAGAAGCGGAGCCGCAAGCAGTGAAGTACCGCAGCCTCGTACGTGCGACCCAGCCGGCCGTCGAGCCCGTGACGCTCTCTGAGGCCAAGGCCCATCTGCGGGTAGACGTGTCAGATGACGACTCGCTCATCTCGGCCATCATCAAGGCGGCCCGTGAGTTCGTCGAGGAGTACCTTGACCGGTCGCTGATCCACACGCAGTGGACGCTACGCACCGACGCCTTCCCGCGGGAGTTTGAGCTGCCGCGGCCGCCCATGGCACAGGCTGGCACGACTACGGCCACGGTCGTGACGTACACGCTCGAGACGCAGCAGACGGCCACGCTTAGCACGGCCGAGTACCGGGTGGACCGGGCGGCCACGCCGGGCGTCATCCGCACGACGTACGCCGGCACCTGGCCGGGCCACCTCTATGACGAGAACGCCGTGAGCGTGACCTGGTGGGGCGGCTACGGTGCCGATGGCACCAGTGTGCCGGCCGCGATCCGCTCGGCCATTCTGATGATGGTCTCGCACCTGTACGAGCACAGGACAGCCGTGGCCCCGTCGATGGCTGAGGTGCCGCTGGGCGTTAAGGCGCTGCTCGACACGCACCGCTGGGGGAGCTACCGCTAATGGCGATCAACGGCCGAATAAACGTAGACGTGCTGTTCCACGACACGGACGGCACCACGTCGCTCAAGGTAGTGAGCCTGGAGGGCTCCAAGGAGTACACGACGGGCAAGGTGGCGATCGTGACGGGTACGGCTGGCACGACGGCGGTGACGGTCAGCACCCTGTCGGGCGTTGGCTATCGCAATGCCTCTGGGCAACTGGTCACGTTTTCCGACGTGCGGCGAGTCGTGTTTGACTGGAACGGCTCCGCGTCAGCCACGCTCAACGAAACGGCGGACTTTGCGTTTTCGATGCGGGCTAGCTCCGGTGAGCCGGCCATGACGAGCGTGAATCAGTTGCCGGGCGTGCAGATGGCCGTGGCGTCGTCGTCCGCTGGCGCTACCGGAACTTACACCGTCGTGATCTATGGCACTTGACCCCGGTAAACTCCGCGAGCGGGTGACGATCCAGCAGGCGACCGAGCGACGCAACTCGCTCGGTGAGACCACGCTGGAGTGGGCGACGTTCGCCGAGCGGTGGGCGAGCGTGGAGGGCGTGACGGCCCGCGAGGCGTTGGGCCTCGGGCAACTCGAGGTAAGCATCACGCACCGCGTGCGGCTTCGCTACGTGACGGGCCTGACGCAGCAGATGCGGCTCCAGTGGCGTGGCCGCACGCTCGAGGTGGTGAGCCTGCTCGAGCACAACAACCGCAGCGAGCACGAACTGATCTGCCAGGAGACGGCGTAATGGCCAACATCTACGCCGGCCGGCCGGTTCTCCAGTTTGCCGTTGGCGTCGGTGGCCGCGGCCGGCTCAAGAAAAACGCCCTGGCCGCCCTGGCGGCCGAGCCGCTGAAGGAAGTCACTGACGCCTTGCAGGCGTTGCCCGAGGACATTTCCAAGAAGTACCAGCGCAAGGCGCTCAAGAAGGCAGCAGAGCCCGGCCTGCAGGCATTGCGGCGTAACGTATCGGCGCTCGGCGAAGTGACTGGAAACCTGCTGGCAGCCGTGACGAGCGTTAGTCGTGAGTACAACAACAACCGCCTGGGAATCCCGGTAGGCGTCATCGTTGTGGGCTTCCGCCGGCCGACGAACGCCAAGAGCCAGAAGATGGCCACGCCGGCCTTTGCAGGCGGCACGGTTATGAAGGGGCCGAATCGGGCCTACCACTCGCACCTGGTGGAGTACGGCACTCAGCGGCGGACGCCAGGCCGCACCCGCCGCACGAAGCGCCGCCGCGTGATCCTCGGCGGCCGGATCCGAACGCTGGCCCAGACGGTGAAGGAGCAGCCGTCGAACGCTCGCGGCATCCTGTCTTCGTTTAAGGCTCGCGGCCCGTTCTTCACGCCCGGCGTGCGTCGCTATCCGGTGGACTTCATCGCCCAAGGCAGCGTCGGCCCGTCACCGGCCCGCCGCCCGCTTCAGAAAGCCCTTGACTCGTCCAGGTCGCAAATGCGGTCGGTGCTCGACTCCGAGATGCGGAAGGCACTGGTAAAAGCAGTCAAGGACTTTCAGCGGCAACTCAATAGCACGACATTGTCCACAGACACGCTAATGCGGCTGTGACATATCAGGTGACCAAATGCTCAAAAGCCCTGAACAAGTTGTCAAGCACCGCATTGAAACGAGCCCCGTGCTGGCCCGGCTGCTCAGCTTTCGGGTGTACCCAATGCTCGCGCCGGTCTCGGCGGCTTTGCCGTTCTGCACGTACCAGAGGGCCATCATTGAGCGCAACCAGACGCTGTCCGTGCCTGTTGGTGTGCCGAGGGTAGCGGTCCAGATCGACACCTACGCGTTGACGTACGAACAGGGCCGGGAGGTCGTGGACGCCTTGCGGGCGGCTCTGGATGGGTGGAGCGGTTCTGCGTACGGTGTAGATGTGAAGCACGTGGCCCTCGAAAGCGAGCGGGACGGCTTCGTGCAACTGGACGGCAGCGAGCTGCCGCCGGTGTACCAGATCACCCAGACATTCGAAGTAGCCTGGCAGGAGACTTAACAGCACATGTCTACGTACGCAACCGGCGTCGGCTTTTCGTTTGCGGGCTCGAACTTTACCGTCACCAGCATCACGTACTCGCTGGGCAACACGGGCGGCGGGGCGGATCTCATCGACGCCAGTCACTTGGGCCTGACGACCGGCGCTAGCGTAATCTCGCTGGCTCGGCCTCTGCTGGGGACGCCTGGCGGCGACACCGGCAAGACGGTCTCGATTGAGTACATCGGTGCTGCGCCGGTTGCCCAGAACGCGACTGGCACGCTTGCCATCACCGGCCCGGTCGCCATCTCGGCCACGGCCACCTGCCAGAGCTCGAGCGTGACGCTGACGCTCAATGACATCGTGCGGGGCTCAGCCGAGTTCCAGCTGGCGTAGTCGGACCACGGGAGGCCACCGTGGCGACGTACTCAACCGGCATCACAGCCACGTTCGCCAGCACTCCGCTGGCCGAGATCACGGCGTTGTCGTGGAACTGGGGTAGCGGCATGCCCATTGGCCGCACCGTTGTGTTTCAGCCCGTGGTTGGCCAGGTCACGATTGAGACTATCGGCTCGACCAGCACCGGAATGTATGGCACTCGCGGAAACATGAGCATCACGGGCGGCGGTGTTTCCTTGACATGCACCGCAGTATGTACGGACATCGCCGTTACTGCGGAAGTAAACGGCATTGCACGGTACAGCCACACCTTTGACATTTTGGACAACTAGCCATGCCGCTGACCCGCGACCAGATCGACAAAGCGACCGACGCCAAGATCCTCACGGTGCCATGCCCTGAGTTGGGCGGTGACGTGTGCATCCGGCTCATGAGCGTGGGCGACCGCGACTCCTACGAGCTAAAGCTGCTCGAGGCGGAAGGCAAGGCAATCCCCGACTTTCGCTCTGAGTTGCTGGCACGCACGCTATGCGACGACAAGGGCGAGCTGTTGTATCCGGGGCCTGAAGGCGTGGCCGCTCTCAAGCGTCGCAGCAGTGACGTGATGCACAAGCTGTGGCATGCGGCCCTGAAGCACAACGCGCTCACCGAGGAGGAAATCAAAAAGCTGGCGGGGGAATGAACGCCCGACCGACGCTGCAGTTCAAGATGCGTCTGGCCGGGCACCTCCACAAAACACTTGCTGAAATCGACCGCATGGACTCGCGAGAGTTCTCACTGTGGATTGCGTACAGCCGGTGGTTCCGCCCGCTTGACGACCCGTGGCTGCAGTCTGGCATGCAGATTTCGGCCACCCTGGCCCCGTACAGCAAACACAAGCCGCCGAGCCCCGAAGACTTTATTCCCGTGGACTCGCTGACACCGCAGCACCCGACGCAAGTAGTGGACAACCTCAAAGCCCTGGCCGCAGCACTGAAGCAGAGTACCAATGGCTAACGTAGCTGTAGGCTTTCAACTGACGGCGAATGCTGCGGGCATGGCCCAAGGCATCAACGCGGGCGTCGTAGAACTCCAGAAGCTCGGCCTGGCGGCCAAGCAGACGGCCGGAGACGTGCGGGTTCTGACGGGCCTGCAGCTGGGCACGGCGTTTGTCTCGGCCGTGCGAGCGGTGGCCACGTCGTTCACGTCGTTTACGGCCGGGGCCTCGGCCAGCATCGACGCCACGAACAAGCTCAGCCGCTCGCTCGGCATCTCGTTTGGCGAGTTGCAGCGGCTGCAGCTGGCGGCCGACCTGTCAGGGGCCTCGAGCGAGACGCTGGCCCAGGCGTTCACTAAGGCGCAGGTGACAATCACCAAGGCCAGCAAGGGCGGCCGGGAGGCTACGGCCTCGCTCCGGGCGCTCGGTTTGTCTGTGGGCGAGCTGTCTAGCCTTAGTGCGTCGGATCAGTTTGACCGCATCGCCGCCGCAATTGCCGCAATCGACAACCCGGCTCAGCGAGCGGCAGCCGCTGTGTCCATCTTTGGCGATTCCGGTGCGAAACTCCTGCCAACCTTCCAGGAGCTGGCCAGCAACCTACAGAGAGCCGAAGGGTTCTTTGCTGGCTTTAAATCTCAGCTCACGGGCGATGACGCCAAGCGAGTTGAGGACATTAACGACGCTTTTACGGAAGTGCAGAAGGCCGTGCAACAGACGGCCGGGATCATTCTTTCTCGACTTCAGCCAGCTTTGACAACTGGTGCCGCGACAGTTCGCACGTTCATTCAAACTCTCGACGTTGACGCTGTGGCTGGTAAGGCAGCCTCTGCGTTGGGAGATCTTGCCAGAGTCGCTGAAGCTCTTGCCAGCATTCTCGGCCCTGCCATACAGCGGCCCATCATCGCCATTGGCGTTGGCCTGGCCTTCATTAACCGTCAGGCGATTGCCACTGGCGTGGCTAGCTTGGCGTCTACGTTCACCGCGGCAGCCACGGCGGCCGGCGGGTACAGCATCGCCATGGGGACGGCCACGGTGGCCACGAACGTATTCAAGGCATCGCTTCGCGGCCTCGCGGCGGCTACGGTTGTGGGTGTGATAGTTGTCGGCCTTGGTTTGGCCGCCGAGGCGGCGTTGCAGTATGGAGCCAGCGGCACGTCAGCTGCGGATGACGTTAAGAAGCAAATCACGGAGATGAATGATGCCATTCGCTCCGTTGCGCCAGAGCTAAATAAGGCCGGCGTCGCCGCCCAGAACTTCGGGGCCAAGGTTCAGGCCGCGGTCAAGATCCCCAACCTGTCGATTGGCGACATCGCCCAGGACTCCATCAACCAGGCACAGTCGGCTATTGCCGGGCTGGCCAAAGAGTTGGGCGGTACGGTCAACCTGCCGCAAGAGTTGGTGTCGGACTTTGTTGCGATCCAGAACTTGGCTGAGCGTGCAAACTCAGACCTGAAGAATCAGAACGTGTTGCTCGGCCAGCTGGTGGAGCAGAGCAACCGTTTCGCTGACTCCGTGAAGCAAGTCACAGAGCGCCGGCAGGCCGACACCAAAGCAGCCCAGGAGGCGGCAGAGGCAACCCGCAAGGCGGCCGAGGATGCCCGCAAGCGCACGCAAGACTTGGCCTTTGAGGGCCTTGGCGGCGGCGAGCAATCTCGCATTAAGCTGGCCCAGGACTTGGTGGCGATTGACCGCGAGCGGGCCGCGGCCGAGCAAGCATTGCAGGCGGCCCGCAAGGTCGGCGACGCCGATGCACTGGCTGCCGCGAGAGACCGTCTGCGGCTTGTTGGTGACGCCGCGAAGACCGCCCGCGAGCAGGACCGCCAGCGGCAGCTCCAGGCCCTCGGCATCGACAACAGCCTGCTCAAGCCGGCCCAGACTATCGCGACGCAGTTTGAGGCACTACGAGGGGCGATCCGCCAGGGGCTGCTCAATCCCGACGAAATCAACGCCGCCGTTCAGAACATCGCCAAGGAAGCAATCGACGCCCGTAAGGAGATTGCCCGCGAGTTGAGCCGCCCGTCGCAGCAATCATTGCGGGTGGCCGACATCCGCTCGAGCGAAGGCATTTCACAGTTCTTTGCCACGGGCCGCGAGGATCCTGCGGTTGGTCAGCGGCGCGAGCAGTTGGCTCGGCTGGTGGAGATTCGCCGTGAGCTGCAGAACTTGCGGGCCATGAACGTAGAGATCAGAGGCTAATCATGGCTGTCGTTGCATGGCGAGAGGTTTCCGGCCGCAGCCTGACGCATCGCTTTGGCGAGCCGCCGAGCGCTGACCGCAAGTTCATCGTCACGCTGGACAATCGCGCCCACAGTGTGTCCGAGGTTGCCAACACCATTGGCATTTTCCACGGCGCGCCGCACCCCGAGTACGGCTTCATCACCATGACCGAAGCGGTGATGACGGAGGGCAGCCCCACTCCGTACCACGCCGAAGTCACCTTTCGCTACGAGTTGCTTAGCCCGGACGAGCGCGACCCCAACCCGCTCGCTCGGCCCGACACGTGGTCTTTCTCGACCGGCGGCGCTGCTGTGCCGGCGTTGTTCTATTGGGACGGCAACGTACAAAAGCCGCTGGTCAACAGCGCTCTAGACTATTTCGAGGGGCTCAGTACCGAAGAAGGGGAATGCCGTGCCAGCATCAGCGGCAACCGCGCCACCTTTCCGCTGTCTACTGCTGTCGCCGTGACCAACTGCGTCAACAGCGGCGGGTATCTCGGCGCTCCGGCCCACCACTGGAAGTGCACTGGCATCAGCGGCCAGCAGCAGATCGAGATGGTGAACGACGCAGAGGTGCGGTACTGGTCCATCACGACTGAGCTCGTGTTTCGGCAGACCGGGTGGAACCTGCAACTGCCTGACGTTGGCTTCAACTTCCTCGACGGCGGCCAGAAGAAGCGGGCTTGGGTCGTGGATCCTGACAGCAACGAAAAGGTGCCGGCCGTAAACCCGGTGGCTCTCAACGCCAACGGCTCGCTAAAAGCGGCGGGCCAGCTGCCCGACATCCTGACCCGCCGCGTCAACCGCGAAGTCAACTTTAGTTCTTACTTTGGAAACCCGTCCTGGCTTTAGGTGAAACATGTCCGACGTGACGTACAACATTAGCGGCACCGTAAACAAAGGGGCGTTGCGAGACACATTCAACGCTTCTGCCATTACTGCAGACATTGCGACGGCTGGCGTGCTAGCCGTGACGCTCGAGCTCGGCACGACCACCACGCAAATCACGACCACCACCATTGGCGCGTTGGGGCTGTGCTTCGCCAGGTCGCTGTCCACCGTGACGACGCACACCGTGAGCATCGGCCGCCTAGCCGGCACCACGCTACACGACACGGTGCGGCTCAAGGCCGGTGAGGCTGCGGTCCTGCGACTTGCACCGGGCGACTACGCCGCGCGGGCCGCCGTGGCCGGCACTCGGGCGGTACTCACCATCTACGAGGATTGACTGTGGCCGACCGCGTCACCTTCACGCCCGGCTCGGCCGAGCGCATCGCCAAGGTGGTGCGGATCGTCGAAGCCGGCAACCGGGATACGGCTGGGCTTCCGACTTCGCCGCGGCTCGGTGGCAGCAGCGGCAAGGTGTTTCGTATCTGCACGTTCTCCGGCTCGTGGAGCATCAACTCCGCGAAGACCGTGACGTTTAAGAACCAAACGACCACTCCCAATACCGTATCCGCGACCAACCTGTTTTGGCCAATCCCGGAAGGCCCATCTCGCGATTGTGCAATCGCCAAGGAAGGCACGGCGTGGTATCTGCTGGTGCCGCAGATGCACGCGGCTGACTTTGCAACTTCCGCCACGATCACCACGGCGGCCATCGAGTTCAAAACGTTGCCGGGCGTCGCGCTGGCGTCCAGCAGCACGGTCGTGTTCACCATCGACATCGCTACCTGCGCGACCACATGAGCAGCATCACGATTGAAAACGGCAAGATCGTCCTGCGTGACGGCAAGGTCGGCACGGAGCAGGCGTGTTGTTGCGGTGGGAGTCGTTGCTCGTCGACAAATCCCGTAGCTGACGAGATTGAGCCTTTTTATGACCCATCTACGGTTAGCCAGTATTGCGGGTGCATTTGTACCTCTAATCGCGGCGTGATTTTAGGCAATTGCTCGCCGGAGACTCAGGCGGCGTGTGAAGCTGCTGGCGGAGTTTATGAGTGCGGTATTGGCGACGGCCTATGTTATGGATGGATTGATAACCCGGATTGCGTGCCGTGCGAAGAACTTCCTGGGAACTTCTGGGTAGCAGCAGATTTAGAAATCTTTGGCAGACTAAATGCTCGGCCTTGTTGTGGGGGTCAGTGCTGTGAAGACACGTTTTCAGAGTTTTTGGACCGTTACCTGAAGCCCCCTTTTGACCTTGTGTGGTTTGGGTGCTGCGATGGCGAGTGTTACATCGACGAGACTCCTCAAGTTAATATTCCCCCAAACCCGCTAAGCGTAACGTGTCCTGAGAACCCGCTGCCATGATCCGCTGCCACCTTGCACATCTTGAGGCCCGGTGCCGCCAGCGCGGCTACACGCTCGACGAGGTTCGGCCGTGCATCGTGAGCCAAGACGGCGACACCATCACGGTGGACGAAACGCACCCGGCGTATCCCGCCACGCCGAAGCAGGGCCTGACGCTCGCGCAGAAGGCCGCCAATTTCGCCGCGTCCGCCGCCAAGCACGTCGCGGCCGGGATGCCTCAAGCCAGCGATGAGGAGGTGGCCAGCCGTTTCGCCATCTGCCAAGCGTGCAAACACTTCGACGGCAAGGCGTGCCGGAAATGCGGATGCCCAGTCGTGCGTGAGCGGCAGTTCATCTCCAAGCTCTCGTGGGCTAACGAGTCGTGCCCGGTCGGCAAGTGGGGGCCGGTGTTGAGTTGACACGTCCCCCACACTGACGGGCGAAAGGACGACGCCCGTGGCTGAAGACCATCACGTCACGATAGACGGCAAGCGGTGGCTCTTGCGGTTCACCAAGTTAAAGGGCGACGCTGCCGGGTGGACCTTCTTTGACAACTCAGCCCGGCCCCGGATCCTGATTGACGAGCGGCTGAGGGCTGGCCCTCGCATGGAGACCATCGTGCATGAGCTGCTCCACGCCAGCCTCGGCCCCAGCATCA